CGCGCGGTGGGCAGTATGAACGGCAGTGCGGGTCTGGTGTATTCCCCGGTCTACCATATCGCCATTCAGAATGACGGGACTAATGGCCAGATAGGGCCGGAGGCGGCAGGCAGTCTTGTGCAGCTGATTGACCAGCGGGTGCAGGCGGTGATGCTGTCCATGCGACGTGACGGAGGAATGCTGAGTGGCTGAGATAAAAACGCTGCATCTGGTCCCGCGTGAAGGGATGCAGGTGAGTGAGAAGCCGTCGGTGGTGAGGGTGCGGTTTGGTGACGGTTATGAACAGCGCCGCCCCACAGGGCTGAATCCTCAACTGAAGACGTTTCAGGCGGTGTTCCGGGTGACGGATGAGTCAACCAGGCGCTGGCTGGAAGAGTTTTTATCGTGGCATGGTGGTTACCGTGCCTTTTTGTGGCGACCGCCGAAACATAACCGGACGGTGAGGGTTGTGTGCCGTGAGTGGAGTGTCACGGATAATGCCCGGTACAGTGATTTCAGTTGCACGATAGAGCAGGTGGTGAACTGATGCAGGATATTCACGAAGAAAGCCTGAACGAGTCGGTTAAGTCAGAGCAGTCACCGCGGGTGGTGCTCTGGGAAATCGACCTGACGGTGCAGGGCGGTGAGCGGTATTTTTTCTGCAATGAGCTGAATGAAAAAAGGGAGCCGGTGACCTGGCAGGGGCGGCAATATCAGGCGTACCCGATTGAGGGCAGTGGCTTTGAGATGAACGGAAAGGGCAGCAGTGCCCGCCCGTCGCTGACGGTGTCCAATCTGTTCGGTCTTGTCACCGGGATGGCGGAGGATTTGCAGAGCCTGGTGGGGGCCACGGTGGTCCGCCGCCGGGTGTATGCCCGTTTTCTGGATGCGGTGAATTTCGTTGCGGGCAATCCGGAGGCGGACCCGGAGCAGGAGCTGAGCGACCGCTGGGTGGTGGAGCAGATGTCAGAGCTGACGGCCATGACAGCCTCGTTTGTGCTGGCCACACCGACGGAGACGGACGGGGCGCTGTTTCCCGGTCGCATCATGCTGGCGAACACCTGTATGTGGGATTACCGGGGAGATGAATGCGGGTATAACGGTCCTGCGGTGGCGGATGAGTTCGACAACCCCACCACGGATATCCGTAAGGACAGATGCAGCAAGTGCATGCGCGGGTGTGAGATGCGCGGCATGGTGGCTAATTTTGGCGGTTTCCTTTCCATCAATAAACTTTCGCAGTAATGGATTATGCCCACCGTCAGGTGGGTTTTTTATTTAGTAGTTCTCTCAACTTTTCGTTCTGCTCTCTGAACTTTTCCTGTATTTCTTTTTGCATGGCGATAACCTGGGCTTGAAGTTGAACTAGCGCATCAACATTTAGCGGAACCGAGACGCTGTTAATTTTATCTGCTATTTCCCCGAGTGTATTTTCTGCATTCAAGGCATCTTCCAGTATCTGAACAATCTCTGAGTTCATAGAGCGCCCGTTTCGTTTGGCTCGTTCAGCTATAGCATCTCGCATTCCGTCAGGAAAACGGAGGTTGAACTTGTCGTAGTCTTTTACTTGTTTTTCGGCCATTGCAAATCTCTCAAAAAAAATCATGGTGCCATATTGCCATACGATTTCAATGGTGGCATTATGGCCCTCATGGTGTCACTTTGGCACCAAATAAAGGAGATTAGATAATGCAAGATACACTTTTCACTGAGCGCAAAAATATCAAACTCAACCTTCGCCTTCCATCACGGCTGAATGAAGACCTTCGCCGCCTGGCGGAAATGGACTGTATATCTCTGAACTCTGCAATTGTTCGTTTGCTGGCAAAAGGTGTTAGGGAAGAGGTGGCGAATGGTCGCTAAAAACAGCGAAGCCTCAATGGCTGCAACCATTGAGGCTTCTAAATTACCAGTTAACCACGAGAAAACTGATATGACTAGTTTAGCAATTGCAGATCGCACAATCAATGTTCCATTCCACGGAACAAATCTCTTTTTGGTTGGAATTAACAATGAGCCTTATGTTCCTATGAAGCCTGTTGTTGAAGGTATGGGGATGGTTTGGGCTGCTCAATTTGTTAAGTTAAAACAGAGGTTTGTCAAAGGTATTTCGGAAATCGAAATACCTTCTGCTGGCGGTAAACAGTTAATGACATGTCTTGCCTTTCGTAAATTTGCGGCTTGGCTTTCAAGCATTCAACCAAACAAAGTCCGCCCTGAAATCCGCGACAAGGTAATCCAGTATCAGGAAGAGTGTGACGATGTGCTCTACGAGTACTGGACTAAAGGCCATGTGATTAACCCGCGCAAAGCTAAAAAGGCATTGCCGGGGAAAATCACCACTGAACAGCAGGAAGCCATTAAACAACTCGTCATGAGTCGCGGTCAGTCTCTGTCAAAAGAAAAACAGGCGAAGGCGATGATCACCATGTGGTCGTCACTGAAATCTCATTTTGGGTGTTCATACAAAGAAATCAGCGAGGAGCAGTTTACCGAAGCTCTGTCACTTGCTGCTCGCGTTCCGCTTGAAGGAGAGTTAATCGGCAAACAAGAGAAGAAAACCAACGAGCTTTCTGCAAAAGAAGCAAACAGCCTTGTATGGTTATGGGATTATGCTAACCGCTCACAGGCATTATTCCGCGAACTGTATCCGGCGCTAAAGCAAATTCAATCGAACTATTCCTGCAGATGCTACGACTACGGTCATGAGTTCTCGTATGTTATTGGAATGGCGAGAGACGTTTTAATCAATCACACGCGAGATATTGATATTAATGAGCCAGACGGACCAACGAATCTTTCTGCATGGCTAAGACTTAAGAACAAAGAATTACCTCCTTCACTGCATCACTACTAACAGATTGCCAACGAAATGACCCAGCTTCGGCTGGGTTTTTTATCAGGAGTTCTCATGCTCTATAGCAATATATTGGCGCACGCCCGGCGGTGTGCGCCTGCGGAGTCGTGCGGCTTCGTGATAAGCACGCCGGAGGGGGAACGGTATATCCCTTGTGTGAATATCTCTGCAGAGCCGGAGGCGTATTTTCGTATTGCACCGGAAGACTGGCTGCGGGCAGAGATGCAGGGGGAGATTGTGGCACTGGTCCACAGTCATCCCGGTGGTCTGCCCTGGCTGAGCGAGGCCGACCGGCGGCTGCAGATAAAAAGTGCACTGTCCTGGTGGCTGGTCTGCCGGGGGGAAATTCATAAATTCCGCTGTGTGCCACATCTGACAGGACGGCGCTTTGAGCACGGGGTGACGGACTGTTACACGCTGTTCCGGGATGCCTACCATCTGGCGGGAATTGATATGCCGGATTTTGAGCGTGAGGATGACTGGTGGCGCAACGGTCAGAACCTTTACCTGGACAATATGGAGGCGACTGGTTTTTACAGGATTTCCCTGCCTTCCGCACAGCCTGGCGATATCCTGCTGTGCTGCTTTGGCGCATCGGTGGCCAATCATGCCGCCATATACTGCGGCAACGGTGAGCTGCTTCACCATCTGCCTGAACAACTGAGTAAACGGGAGAGGTATTCCGAAAAATGGCAACGACGAACGCATTCAGCCTGGCGTCACCGCCACTGGCACGTATCTGCCTTCACGGGGATTTACAACGATTTGGCCGCCGCCTCAGCCTGTATGTGAACACGGCAGCGGAAGCCATCCGTGCCCTGTCGATGCAGATGCCGGGATTCCGCCGTCAGATGAACGAAGGCTGGTACCAGATACGTATTCGCGGTGAGGACACGGCACCGGAGGCGGTGTACGCCCGTCTTCACGAACAACTGGGTGAGGGAACGATCATCCACATTGTGCCGCGACTGGCCGGGGCCGGAAAGGGTGGACTGCAGATTGTGCTGGGGGCGGCAGCCATCGTGGGCTCTTTCTTCACCGCCGGCGCAACGATGGCGTTATGGGGTTCAGCCCTGGCAGCCGGTGGTTTTTCTGCCACCACGATGCTGTTTTCACTGGGGGCCAGCATGATACTGGGTGGTGTGGCTCAGATGCTTGCCCCGAAGGCAAAAACACCGGATTACCGCGCAACGGATAACGGCAGACAGAACACGTATTTTTCCTCACTGGACAACATGATTGCTCAGGGGAACCCGATGCCGGTGCCTTACGGTGAAATGCTGGTTGGCTCACGGCGAATCTCCCAGGACATCAGTACCCGTGATGAAGGCGGTGACGGGAAGGTGGTGGTTATCGGGCGGCAGGCATAAAAGCGAAAAAATCCCGCAGTGACCGAAGGCTGCGGGAACAGAAAATGAAGATTAACCACAGGGGGTTTTGTTTTTATTGGCCCGAAAAAACTGTAACGCCCGGGAATGATATCTGCCACGGGGGCGTACAGAAAATGTGAAGAAATTCAGAAATTTTATTCCGTCATGACACAGGCACCCTCCGGGGTGCCTGTCGTTTTTGGGGCATAAACAGATTCAGACATCAGACAGGAGAGGGGGACCGAGTGGGTAAAGGTGGCGGCAGGGCACACACGCCGGTTGAGGCAAAGGACAATCTTAAGTCCACGCAGATGATGAGCGTGATTGATGCCATTGGTGAAGGGCCGATTGAAGGTCCGGTGAAGGGGCTGCAGAGTATCCTGGTGAACAAAACCCCGCTGACGGACACGGACGGTAATCCTGTGATACATGGTGTGACAGCGGTCTGGCGCGCCGGGGAGCAGGAGCAGACACCACCTGAAGGCTTTGAGTCCTCCGGGGCGGAAACCGCACTGGGCGTGGAAGTGACGAAGGCAAAGCCGGTGACGCGCACCATTACGTC